CTGGAAATGATATATCATTTTCTTCGAAGAGTTCTAATATATTATCGTACTCTTCTTCTGTAAGACACTCGTAATATTCTTCTGGGCATTCCATTCTATTCATTAGTCACCCTGAGTTACGCTGATACCACAACCGCCAACTGTCTGACAATTTTGAGTAAGAGAATATGATTGAGTTACTCCACTTCTTTGAAACAAATATAAATCTGTAGGATATGTTCCAGATAAAACAATATTGGCTGAATGATTAGCACCATTTCCCTTTTGTCTTACTTCTATTTCATTACCATCGTTATATGTTTGAATGTGTAATGACTTAGCGCCATCTCCCTGCTGCCTAGCCCATATTTCATTATTGTCACTCCATATTAAAGTAGTAAACGTATGACCAGAATTACTACCCCCTCCATTCTGTTGGAATCCTACAATAGAATTACTATCTCCATGTATATCCATACGAGCATAATGACCACCTGAGTCTGAACTGTCATATAAAAATCCAGTATCAGTTGCGCTATTTAATGAAACACCTTGGCCCCATCTTATTTGATTACTGTTTCCGTCTAAATGCCATATTTGTATTTTATTTTCATTTGATGATTCATTTGTTTGTTCAAAATGTAATGATACATTATTTCCATCAACATCACATGAATTTATTTGATAGCAATTAATAGTGTTATTAGCACCAACTTGCTCTATTTTTAGTGTTAAATTATCGCCATCAAAAACGTTTTCAAGTATTATCTTGTTATCCGCCTTGGCGAATGGTGATAATAACAGACTGGCCATCGCCAACGATAATGTTATTTTTTCTACCTTCATTTTCTGTATCCAATGTTAAATTGGTTCCTATAGGTATCCTTATTGATACTATTCCATTTACTTCTCTATAGAACCAAATTTGACCTGCTCCTTGATCTATTATAGTATTATATTGAGTGTCTTTATCAAAACCTGGAGCACTTGTTCCAACTATATCTCCTGCATCTCCAGCACTACCAGATCTTCTATTAAATATACTTACTTCTTCCAAAGCTACTAAAACATCTTGTAAGAACTCAACGTCTAATAGATCCATATCTAATTCATTAAATTCTAAATCATCTTCAGCAAGAAAATCTTCCTTTAAGTAATCTGTATCAAGATCAGTGAAGTCGAGAATACTAACGTTAGCACTACTACTTCCATTCTGCTCTTCATTTTGTTGTTCAGTTATTTCTCTTGGTGGATTAACAATAAACATATTATCAATCATATTTAAATTAATATTATCCAATATTACTGGTTGTGTTGCTATAGTACTTATATTTGAAACCATCGTTGCTTGATAAGCTTCAGTTAAAGTAACTACTCCACCTTCATTAGTAACTGTTATTTCTCCACTTGGAGAACAATCACCATCAATTGTGCATTCTGTTTCTGGTAAAAGTATTACTAAACTTCTTCCTAATTCATCAACCGAAGTTGTAAAATCTGTACCCCTTACACCTATTGTAGCTGTTGGAGTTTGTATTTTTATATTTTCTTTTGGTACTAAACCTAATCTTCCTGTTGAAAACCGTGCTGTACCTGACACGAAATTCATTGTCATACTTGCGCTAGCTTTTTTATTGGGATCGTAATAATACTTAGTAAGAGTAACTTCAGTATGTTCAGTTAAGCGAACTACAGAATCATCTAGAAATTTTAGTAACATCCGGCCTTGTGCCGTTTCAACATGATCTAGCTGTTGTATACCTAAGCCAAGCTCAGTGGTAATATTCTCTCCTAAGCGAGTAATACCACCACTGCCCTTGTGTTCTTCTATCCCGCCTATATTATTAGCAAAAGATATCTGACTAACTAATAAAAGGCTAGTCGCCAGTATCTTTTTGCTTAATATCAACTGTAGCGTTTTCTGTATCGAAATCTGCATTTATAATCCCGTAACAACTTGTTATACCTGTTGGACAGGTTCCTGATGTTTGAAGAATATCAATATCTCCATTACTACCAATCCACTCTAAAGTGACTGATTGATAAGCACCATCGGATTGAGTTGTTGCGAAGTTATTAGATGATCCAATAACATCGATATCCCATGTAACATCATCTGCATCGATATTGATATCCCAAACGTTTGACCCACCAGTAATGTCTAAGTCCATATTCAATCTTTCAGATGAAGCATTATAACCCCAATCTATATCAAATGTATTTGAACTTCCACTTATTGCTACGTCGACGGTTGAACTATCAGCACTTCCACCATATCCTACGTTCCAATCCCATATATTCGAGTTGCCTGTTATAGCTAAATCTACATCAGTGGAGTCGAAAAGAGTTGGACCAAAGATTTGGTTTAAGTTACCGATCATGTCAATGTCCATAGTTACGCTATTACCAGTTAATATCCAATCAGTAGCACAATCACCACCAGTTATAGATCCACATAGTTTATTACCATAACCGATTTGGTCAATAGTTAAAACTAATGTATCACCAGACTGATCCAATAGTACCTTGTTGTCATTAGTGCTAGCAAAAGCAACCACAGGGCATAATAAAATAGCAAATGCGATATATCTATTTAACATTTTCATTTTTATTTTCCTCTTCTAAGACATGCTTATCGTTTTTTCCATGAGTTCCATGGGGGTGGCGATGGCCTGCCTTAATGTTCCAAAAACCTCTGTCATGGCCTTGGTATATTAGTTCTAACACAGCCGCTTCGATTGTGGATCTTAGCGATCGTGTTACTGATTCATTTTCAGTTATCCCATCTTCTATTTCTACAAGTTGGGTACTCATATCAACGAATTTAAAAACATCGTACCCATTAGCGACAGCCAAAATAGTTTTCGATGTTTGCACATTCAATAAAACTTCACCCGTCAATGTGCTAACGGCTCTTAAATGTACTGTAACAATATCTCTTCTATAAGCTCGCGATGTTCCTACTCCAAGATATCTTGCTCCAGCACCTCCAGTCTTGATATTAGTATCAAATCCAATGACACCTCCTTCAAGAATTATTCCAGCGAAAAGAAGAGGTGCTAAACCTGTTTCATCTTTTTCGCCATACTGTTCTCTAGTTGTTCGAACGATTTGTCGTTCTCTTGTTAAGTGGTCTAATCCCACTCTTTCTACTACTCTAAACCAACTTCCTTGACCAGCAGTTTTTAAAGCATCAATTAACATTGTTGATGCCCCTTGAGTAACTGCAGTACTAAACATTGCTGAGTCACCTTTTTGTTTTCTTTGTCCTGTTAAATCTGGAAATCCATATACAGCCACTACAGGTTGTTTTTCTGGTGCTGGTAATTCAAGTAGTTCTTTATGCGTTGGAAGATGTACTACTATTGGCTTTTCTATACACTCACCAATATACTCCATTAAGCTATCGCTACAACTATCTGTCATACTCGGCATTCCCGCACAACTTGACAATACAATCGAGATTATAACTAAACTTAATACTTTAGCCTGTTCCAGCACTTCCAGCTCCAATAGGTATTACAATCGTTGTCTCTGATCCATCTTCAGCGACAATTGTCATAACTATAACCTCTTCATTTTGAGTACATGCCCATATGGATGAATCACAAGTTGTTCTTTGATAAGTAATGGTATTACCCTCCAACACAAAACTACCAAAACTAGATGTTTGACATGCTGGATCTGTAATATCGCAAGTAGAAAATAAACTCTCTACTAATTGTTTGCTTAATTGAGCATAAATTCTGCTTTCTAAGTTTCTCATAAACTTAGCTAATGTAGTATTTTCAGCATCTCTTTCTGCTTGTAATAATGCAGCTTCAATATCATCTGCTATAGCTTTTTTACGAGAAAATTCTTGGTTTTCAATAGTCAAATAATGAGATGAAGTTCCTATACCACTAAAAGATGGACTTTTAAATTTATGGACTAACTCATCTGCTAATACAATTTGAGCTGAAAAAAATAGTACAATAAGTAATACTCCTAATTGTGTTCCATTAATTTTCATTTGGTTTCCTCTTTTTTTCGTTTTCACGATATTCTAATACTACATCAACTTTTTGTTGAAGGCGTATTAAGTCTTGATCTAACATCCTTGTCTGATCGATAACTCTTATAAGTGCGACATGCATTTTTCCTAATGCCGGATCAACCTTTTCTCCAATAAACCACCATATATAGTATATGAAATAACCCATACCAACAGCCATTACCATTGGAAATCCGTAATCGGATATTGCTTGAGCTATATCCATTAGTCTCTCCTGACGTCGAGTTTTCCATCCTCAATAAAGTTTTCAGCTCTTGCTACTCTTTCAATATCAGGTCTTAATTCTAAAGCTGATGAGACTAACATATCTATTTTTATCATTTCGTTACTCATTGTTCTAGCTCTATTTTCCAAGCTTTCGCAGAACATAGTTAGTGTTCCAATTTGATCTACTATTCCTTCTAGTATTTGTTTCAGTACTAGAAATATAAAAAAGCCCATCACCAGAGCACCACCAATTGGTGCGCCGACGTCAGCAATTAAAGTGAATATCTCGGTCATACCTTTATTTATAAGGCTGGATTATTCGAAATGAACAGATATCCCACATCCACATGCCATTGAGACATTTGGATTAGCGAATTTAAATGATTGGTTTAAACCTTCTTTTTGATAATCCAGTGAACTGCCTTGGATATAAGGCACTGAATCAGGATCGATGACGATTACAAACTTGTCAAAGTCTAATATATTATCGTCTTCTTTGATTGAATCGGCATGTTCTATGATATACTCATATCCACCGCATCCACCACTTTTTATTCCAACTCTTATAGCTGGATCTAACATTTCGTGGGTTTCTTTTAGTATATGCTTAATTGCACTATTGGTCAGTTCTAACATCTGGGCCACCATTATGAGTTCTATGAGAAGTTTTTTCTTCCCAATGCTGAATTGCTTTCTTAATGGAATCTTCTGCTAATACTGAACAGTGTAGTTTTATAGCGGGTAATTCTAAAGCTTTAGCTATATCTCTATCTTTAATAAGTTTGGCTTCACTGATAGTTTTACCTTTTAGCATCTCAACAAATAATGTAGATGAAGCAATAGCTGAACCGCATCCATATGTTTTAAATTTTACATCTAATATTTGTTCAGTTTCTGGATCAAGTTTTAAATCCAGTTTCATGACATCTCCACATGCTGGAGCACCTGTCATTCCAGTAGCAACATTAGGGTCGTTAGGATCAAACCTACCGACACCATGTTTATGTGGATTATTTAATACGTCATTAAATCTTTCTACTACTTTAGCAGAATAAGCCATGACTAGTTTTTGAAAGCTACTTTAGTTGCTAATGTTGTTGCAACACCAAGAAGCTTATCAGTCGAATCTTTAGCTATAAGAACTACTTCTCCAGCAGCTAATGTCATATTTCCTATGACTGCTCCAGCTCCAGTAGTGTGAGTAAGTATTTGTACTGAAGTCTTATTATTCAATACTCTTACTAATTTAGCAGAATCTACAGTATCTGCAGTAGCCAAAGTAACTGATGGTGCTAAAATTTTAATTACGCTCATTTTATTTTCCTCTTAAATTACTATTTATACTTTTTCAAGTCTAGACATAAGTCTTTCTGCTCTATTAGTAACTTGTTTATACCATCTTGAATCTCTACCTTCAATAGCAGCAGTTTTCCAATCACCACTTTTTAAAGCGATATTATGGTTTTTAAATTTTGATAGTCTAGTTCTACCCATGTTAAACATCATATTTGCAATAACTTGTTTAACTTCTTGGGGGTAACCATCCCATCCCTCGTGTAATATTTTACAATCAGCTACCACTGATTCTAAATCAGATTCAAATAGTTCTACGCATCTTTCTTCTGTGATTTCTGTTCCCAAAGCTTGTCCACTTTCTTCATCAGAATCAAGGATGAGATGCCCAATACCAACAGTAGGAAGACCAAGATGGTCATGATAAATTTCAAGTACTTTTCCTTCGTCTATTGTTAATTGTTCTATTAATTGATCTACATCAATATCAGTTTCTTTATTCCAAAACATTATTCTGGTTCTCCTATTGTCCCTGCGTCTTCAGGCCAGCCGAAAGGACCAAAGTAATATAAGGGTGTTGAATTATCGGCTAGTTTTTCTGGAGTATATCCACCTTCCATTACCCAGCCGGCTCTGTTGTCTCTTGTGACCCAAGCTTTTTGTATTTTTCCAGTTGGAATACCATACCATCTTTTACATCCACCATCATCGCAAACTCCCGCTATCTGAGATATTGTTTCAAGTGTTGGAACTTTAGCAACTTCATCGGCGAATCCTTCTATATCCCATCCATCACGAGCCCATTCAGATGATCCATCTGGATCTGTCATATTCATACTCATTAATAAAGAACATGTATCTTTTTGATAATTAGGTACAATTTCTGCAATGGTGTCTATTTCTTTATTATACATCGGTACTCTTATAAACACCTGAATCATAATTGGTTTACTATCGCTTTTAGCTACATGAAAAAATCCTGCACCTGTAAGAATGTAATCTTCATACAGATTTTTTATAAAAAGTAGTGCTTGATATGCTGGAGTATTTCCATTTTTTTCTGCTTCTGATTCTATTTGATCTTTAATTTCTTGATTGTTAAATTCAGAATACGACTTATGGTACCACATTGGCCATTGATTCTCTTCCCAAAGAGTTTCCCATATTTCTAAAGATGGTTGTGAATTATGATAATATTCGTGAGTTATATTTTGATGTGTAGCCATTATACTAAAAGCCTTAATATGACCATTGAGTTTTCACCAGATCCAGTATGACCTCCAGAGCCTCTAATTGTAAGAGATCTGGTCGCTCCCACGGTCCAACCGCCTTTAAGGCCGGCTGTGGCAACTTCTTGATATTGACCTAAAGCAAATGCATATTTTGTGGTACCACTACCGGTAGATCCATGATATCTTGATGTACTATTATCAGTACCTGAAGTGTTATTAAAGATACTTGCTGCGTATGGTGTCAGATCAGCAAATATCATTATTTCACCGCTTCCAAAAAGAGTTCCCATTGCAAATGTTTTGTGTTCATAATCGTTTGATGCAAATGTAGCTGAAGAAGCTATTCGGCCATCAATCGCTGTTGAAGAACTTGGTGATCTTAATAATCCAGCCATCATCGTATAATTACCACTACTATAGTTTAGTCTATGATAGCAATATCTTTCACCACCCTTACATATTTTAACATGTACTACTGTCCATCTATCATGGCCATCGAAGAGCTCTTGTTGGAATGTATGCAGCGTAGTAGCTGAAGTATTTCGACTAGTAGTACTCCAAGCAGGATCCATTGTTGATGATGTGTATGGTTGTTGACCACTACTTGTTACAGCTATAGAAAACATAATATCTCCAGGTGCTGCATGCGTTACCAAGTCTATGTAATTGTTTTGGTTAGGTGATTTTTGAGTACCACCAACCATTGCATATTTTGGTAGGTTACTATTTGTATCACTAGATCCCATACCGCTCTGATAAGTCTGAACTGCTTGTCCTGGTTTAAATGCACCTACACCTTGATGATATTTACTATTACTTGTATTACTGTCATCACCAGCAATATGACTATTTGTATTAAAGTTAGAAGTTCCAGCGAATGGTACATTTGCTGTTCCTCGTAGGTCACCGTAAGAAACATTAGATAAACTTGTCTTTGGCACAGTTTTAGTTGGAGCACTACTAGAACTATAAGATGTTATTAAAGAATTGAATACAACTCCTGCAGTTTCGTATGGTAACTTTCCAGTATTCATTTTTGCAGTGCTAGTACTGCTTGCGTTTCTAGTAGGACTAGTAACTCCGGAGGCCAGTATGGTGTTATTTGCACCTCGAGTAGTTTCTCTAATAAAACTACTCATAGCAACCTCTCCACTTTCATTCTGAAACTCAGCTCTCAGTGCAGCTGCTCTAACATTAGTTGTAACATGCGACATTGGCATTATCTTATAATCTCCGATATATGGTCTTCAAAGGCTTCTATTTTTTCTAGCCTCTTGGGCCAAAGAATATATTCCTTTTCTGGATTTTGTTTTAAATTAGATAACAATGGCAATATAGCGTTATATAAATTATTAAGCTTATCTTCCAATACTTTAACTTCCGCTTCTGTTGAAGAAGCTTTAGTTGTGATTTGTTGTACGGCTTCTAGCTCGCTCTCGTCAACAGCTGTAAAACCAAAATCAAATTTTAATAGATCATCTGCCATATTTATTCCTCTATTAATCTATTTATACTATTATACTTCTCTTCTTTAGGTAATTTCTTTTTTTTATTTGTATGGACTTGAGTCACTGAGTGTTCAGGCTGAACTTTACGAGCTTTGATTTCTGGCTTTTTCTTTCCAAAAATAGCTTCCCAACCATCTGAATATGCTTTTTGGTCGATGCCACGTGGTTTATCACCTTTTCCGCCATGCCATTGTTTACTCATTGTATCCATCCTAAGATAATATTTGTCATAATCAATATTGCACACATTAAATTAGCACCTAAAATAAGAGTTCTAATGATTGTTATTTGATCTTCCACAGGTTTCGTGTCTTCGTCATTAAATGAACCTAAGGAATATTTCCATATAGTCCAAAACCGTTTCATGATTTATTACTATAAAGTATTCCTACTAAACTATCTGGAGTGTTATCAACTTTATACTCAGTATAATAAACTGTAATTTCTTCTCCAGACTTAATAGGTCTAATAACGATTAATTCTCTAAAATTTACGTGTTTAAGAATAAAGGCATTGGGAGTTTCTGAATGGTTTATAAATCCACCCATAGGTGTTCGAATTAAATGGCCTTCCCATTCAACATGAGATCTTCCTAATCTATCTGAAGGTTCAAGATCTGTTATTGCAAAGAGACCTAACCCATCAATTGAACTTTGTTTTACCGTAACTCTATGATCAAGTGGTCGATACGTACTCAATTTTAATTCCTCTTCGAACTAATTCATTCTTACATTTCTGTTTGATTTTTGGTTGTCCATTAGAACTATTAATATAATCAAACAACTCTTCTTTTTTAGTGCTTTTCATAAAGAAATTACTCGTAACATTTTTACCAGTTGCTCTATCTCTTACTGTTTGCGACGGCTTAAATTTAATTGGTGGCATTATACTTCTCCTGTTATATGCTTATATATTTCTTTCCACTTCCAAAACCTAGGAATATCTACAATATCACTATTATGGTCATGTGCTACTAGGATAGAATTTAATCCAACCTTTTCTCCAGCAATTGCATTTTCGGGCTTATCTTCGACCCACCAACATTCGCTGCCTCTGTATTTTTCCAATATTTCATCTTTGTCGGCACCACATGGTAAGTATATAAACTCATCAAATATTTCTTTACCAAAGAGCAATTCTAAGTTTTGAGTTCTTAATCTTTGCGCATATTTGTTATCACTTAAAGAAGTAATACAATGGAACCTATATCCATGTAACATGTTTAATCTTTTGATATAATATACAGCATCTCTTAAAGGAGGTAAAAATGCAATTGCTGCAGAATCATTAAATTCTGCTACAAATTTACTACCTTCTTTTTTTGTTATTCCAAACCTAAGACCAACGTTATATTCGCTATCGTCTACTACTGGAACGTTCTTATTGTGCTCCATCCAATGTGTAAAGGCATAGCCCCAGTCACATAAAACACCATCACAATCGACTAGTATAATGTTTTCTTTCATTTCTTTCATAATTAACTCCAATTTATATGTATATTATAACACAGTTTTAGGAGTTTGTAAAGGTTTATTTTAAGTTTTTTTCACTTTTATGATGGAAAAAACTTCTTAATAGTTTCTATTTTATCTTGAGCTTCAGCAATTTTGCTTACCTGAGTCTCAACAGCTTCTACGATATCCGGATGCTCTCCAATACCAGCAGCATTACGTTGATAAATCATTGCATTAGCTTTGGCTACTTCGATTTCGCCTTCAAGCTTTGCGATCAGCGCTTTAAATATGTAGTTCAATTTTATCTCCCAAATAGTTTACGTCTTTTATATTCATTAATGGTATTTATAAGCTCTTTAGTCCAGTTATCTCTATCTTCAATAAAGACTTGAGTACCTTCATCTCCGGCCACAAATACCACTAATTGTTTCATTGGCATACCAGTTCTTTCTTCCCACATAATGGCATAAGCTGCGCATTGCATGAAATAACCAGATATCCATTCTTTCTTTTTAAGCTTTTTTGAAGTTTTATAGTCAATAATACTATCAACTCCATTCCATTGTCCAACACAATCTACTCTTCCAGCAACTCCTAAATGCTTAGAATATAGTGGAGCTTCCTGACAATATACTTTTGTAATCGATTCATCAAGTGTTTTTTGTGCGTCCTTAAATGTTTGTATATTGTGTGGCATTACTCCTTTTAAATAATCTGGATCGTTATTAACATACTTTTCAAAAATATTATGAACAGTAGTTCCACGAGTACTGGCTTGTTTACTTATCCGATTAGCTTCTTCTTCACCAACTCTAGCTCTCCATCGTTGTATAGCTTCTTCGCTTAATATTGAAAGGACAGTAGTAATAGAAGGATAAGAATTACCGGCGGGGTCAGTATATGTTCTACCAGATTTACGAGTTTGTGCGACCAGATCATTATATCCGAGATCAATTGGTTCATGTTTAAATTCCATTAAATTACAGCCTTAATATAAGTGTCTTTGATAATAACTGCACCTTGACCTTCATGGTTAATAGGCATAGATTCACTCCATTGAAGGTATACTCTATCACCAGCTTTAAAATTCATGGTATCACATTCAGGTCCAGTTGCAATAACTAATCCTGGCTTAGATGATTTATCCAATTGAACATCTCCAGATAGTATAATACCACCGGCTGTCTTTTCTTCTTTTACTGTTTCTGCTACAAGCACGTAATTTTTTAATAATTTCATTTTGTTTTAATGTTTCCTCTTAATCGTGGTGGCATTCCACTTTGAATTCTTTGTTGAACTTCTTTCCAACCGTCGCCTGCTTTATTTAATGTAGCACTACCACCAGAATTATAATTATGGTTAACAGTTCCAATTACTTGTTGTAGATCTGGATTGTCTTCTTTAAACTTATCGAGTTCTTTCCAACTCATAGTATGTTCAGCGACTTCTCCAGTCTTTAAATTTTTAAAATCGTATCTAGGCATATGTAAACCACTCCGGTACTTGTCTCTTGGTCCAATCCATTTTGAACCTACTTTGTTTTGTTTCGTAGAAATTTCTATAAGACTCTACTGGGTCTTCAGTAATACATTCTGGAAATGAAGCCATTGCTAATTTAAATGGAGTCATTTTACATACAGGAATATTATTAGGTAAATGTTTTAATGCTTCTCTTAACTTTGTATCAGTAGCATGTATTTTACCATACCGATATGTATATTCATCACATAAAGCTATAAAATGTTTGTAATGCCATTGATAATTATGTATAGATTCTCTTGTCCATATTGTAGATGGATGATTAAAATGACAGGCTTTATATAGTATATCCTCTCTTTCATCCTCCAAATAGAAGTATTGAATCATTGAACCAGATTTAGATGGTCTGCGTTCCATAGTACCATCTAGCATACGATGTACAGTTGATAGCATTTGAGCAGATTCTACAATCATTTTTACGACGTGTTTGTCGCATTGCATTTGAGCTGCGATCACGGGATCATTGTCTAAAATAAATATATTCATAATGTATATTATAACACAGTTTTCATTAAATGTAAAGGTTTAATTTAAATATTATTTAGGTACTCTAGATACCTGAATATGGTATTTTTTAAACTAAAAAAAAGGCTAAGCTCCGGAACCTAGCCTTTTTAAGTTTTGGTCGTTCTCCTCCTATGAATTTGCTTTAAGAAAATATCACAAAGTTAGATAGGATCACCTCCTTAGCTTACGTTAGCACTTTCCTCGGTTCCGGTTTTTTTCACTTTCGGAACTCTGGCCCTTGGATTAGCCATTGGCTTCACAAGGAGATCGGGAAAGGCTTCAGCAACTAATGCTGAGGTTATGCCATTATATTTACCCATAAGTGTTTTCTCCTTCATATTAAGAACCAGCTCCGCTTCACTAGAATGCAGAGATTCTAAAATCCCAATAAACATTCTTTCTCGGCGAGCTGCAGGCTGATTATCGCCTACTCCACCTTTAACAAAATGTTTAAATTTTTTACATTGTTTATGAAGACTTACCATTTCAAATCCTTTCGGAGCACCATCTGCTTGGAAGGGAGGTTTCCCCTCAGGTAAATTCCAGATAACAGCATCATCATACGCGCCCTTTAATATAGTTTGCAATGGGATACTACCATTTTTTCTAAGATAATCAATTTTATCTTGTTTTGTTTTTTGATCTCCAGCACCTTCCAGTACTTCAGATAACATTTGTTTAGCCATTGTAAAATTCCTCCACGACTTCAATCAGATTGTTACATCTTTTTTTAATGAGATAGTTTAAAACTTTCATTTTCATAGCTGGCTTTTGGCCATCATAAGTATTAACTATATTATTATATATATCTTCTGGAATCTCATTAAGATCAATTAGTTTAGTATTTCTTTGAAAGTTTCTTTTTATTTCGTCAGGCATAATCTCAGCATCATCAATCCAAGTATCGATAAGATTTTGTCTTAATGGTGTTTGTCTGATTTCATCAACAAAGCAATTATCTGCAGATAAAATGTTTGGTATACCATCACCTTTATCACCACGACAAATGTGTTCAAATAGGTATTTTCTTGGGTGTTTTTCAGTTACAGCTTTCTTTTGAATAGGTGAATATTGCTTTACATTTGAAAACTTTTGTAATTGAATAAAGTCTTTATCAGAAGATATAATCATTACTGGTTCAAATTTACCAAACTCTTGTGTTTCATATGTAAGTGCACCAATGATATCATCAGCTTCACATCCTTCTAGATGCAGTACCTTATATGGTAGATTCTCTTTAATCTCATCACGTACTAAATTTAGTACTCTAAAAATCTCAGTCCAATCCAGTCCAGAACTATCACGTCCTTTCTTACGACTAGCTTTATATGCTGGGTAAAAATTCTTTCTCCAAGTATTCATTCCATCAGCGCATATCACCATTTGCCCATATTCATTTCGATACTTTTTATTGTACATTCGAATACTGTTTAGTATCATATGACGAATCATATTTTCATCATTTAATTTTTGCACTATGATGTTGCTTAGTGCGATCTGACTATAATCAATTAATATCATCTTGGTATTTTTCCAGTTCTAAAATTCGGTCTTTTAACATATCTAAATCTTCATGAAGAACATGCTTTAATCCTTGATCTCTTAATAGTGATGAAACTATTAAATTAAGAATTACAAACATATCTCCTTTCAGATCCGGATTAGTATGATAGTCGAAATCGACTCCATATTCTTCTAGACCAGTTTCAATTAAATCCAAAGCATATCTTCCGAGGTCAATGGATTGTTCAAATAAGTCCTGAGCTATTTCATCTTCTTCATAGTTTTCAGAGATAAGCTGTGCTTGTCTAAGTTCTACAAATGTATCGATAATTTTTGCCATCGGTATTATTTTCCTTATATAATAGTATATTATAACACAGTTTTAATGAAAAGTAAACAATTATTTCAATATATTACATATTTTATTTGCGAGATCTGTAAAAAATTGAGTACCATGCCCTTTAGTAGTTTCTGCTGCAGTTCCAATACGAATACCACTTGTTTCCATAAAACTACGTGGGTCATTTGGTACACCATTTTTATTGACGGTAATACCATTATCTTCTAATAAATCTGCTGCTTCTCTACCGCTATATTTACTATTACTTAAATCCATTAAAATAATATGACTATCAGTACCACCGGTAAGAACCGAAAATCCACGATCTTCAAAGACTTTACACATAGCTTTAGCATTATTTACAACGTTACTTGAATATTCTATAAATTCATTTGTGTCGGCTTCAATAAAGCATTGAGCTTTAGCGGCAATGATATGCATTAATGGACCACCCTGTGAACCGGGAAAGATTGCTCCATTGAGCTTTCTTGTATAATCCGGATTGTTCCATAGTATAATACCACCTCTTGGTCCACGAAGTGTTTTATGAGTTGTTGAAGTCACTACATCAGCATAAGGTACAGGACTATCATATACACCACCAGCAATCAAACCTGAATAGTGAGCCATATCAACCATTAAGTAAGCTTCAACTGACATAGCAATATATTTCATTCTTTCCCAATCAATTTGTCTTGGATATGCAGAGGCACCTGCGATTAACATTTTAGGTTTATGTTCTTGTGCCAATCTTTCGACTTCATCGTAATCAATTAAACCATTTTCATCAACACCATAGGTGTGAGCATTAAACCATTTACCTGAAATCGTAACTGGAGCTCCATGAGTTAAATGACCACCGCTTGCTAAATCCATACCAAGAATAGTATCACCAACATTTAAGAAGGCTTTCATTACTGCAAGATTAGCATTAGCTCCAGAGTGTGGTTGTACATTAGCAAATTTAGAACTAAATAACTTACACACAGTATCGATAGCAAGTTGTTCAATATTATCTGCTTCTTGACATCCATTATAATATCTTCTTCCAGGATAGCCTTCAGCATATTTATTTGTGAAAATGCTTCCAGATAATTCCATTACAGCTTTGCTAGCAAAATTTTCACTTGCTATCAACTCAATAGTACTATCTTGTCGGATTTGTTCGTTGTTTAAAATGTGTTGTATTCTTTTATCCATTATCTTTCTTTAAACCTTTTATGCTTTGTCCACCAATTTTACAACTAATGATTCCATTATAGTATTCATCAGTTAAAAGAACTTCACGTTCAAACTGCTCTTTTGCTTCCATATATGCGCATTCGCCTTTAGTCTTACATAAATGGAGAATTTGTCTATGATATATATCATCACCAGCCTTTTCTCTTTCTTCATTTAAAACTCGATTAGATCCATAATATGATTTCCAATCTGATTCAACGTAAGTGATCTTTCTTCTTTTACGAGTTTTAGTTTTAGGTAGGGTTTTTTTAGACCAAAAGAATTTCTTGCCAATATATTTTTTAGCAGTTGCTCTATTTGTAATTAGATATACAAAACCGTAATAATCATCTGTAGTAAAATCATCTGGTAATGTATATGGTTTGCCTTCATATAACCAAGTCATATATCTATTTATTCATCCCAAAGATCTTCATCGTCGAAATCAACGGTATCAAAATCTAAAGATTCAAGCTCTGGTTTTTCTCCACAATTTGGACAAAATATACTATCTGGTTCTTGATCTGAATATTCCCAATTTAATTTAAATGAGGCATAGCAATGAGGGCAATCATAATGTTTCCAATTCAATTCATCAGACATGTTCACGAATTATCCTTTCAAATTCGGTATAACCACCAATTGATTTACCATCAATTTTTATTTGAGGAAATGTTCTGGCTGTTGGAAACATTTCTAACATTTTATCTCTATCGAAATCTACTCCCAACATAAATTTTTCGTATTTGTGCTCAGATTCTTGAACGAATGATTGAGCTATTCTTACTGCCATATCACAATATGGACATTGTTCTTTACTATAAATTTCTATATTCAATTATTACTCCATTAATTACCCAAAAGGCTAGTAACATAAACCCGAATACACATACTTGTATAATACTTGCCCAGAATACTTGCCTCATTGGGTGTATTTCTGTTAATTTTTCTATCCAAGATTCACTTGGTGATAAATTTACTACTTGTAGAATTTTCTTTTTCACTATACTAAAGATATAACATGATCTCTAATTACACTTGAAATTAAATTACCGTTTTTATCATAAGTATATATAGTTTCATATTGTGTATCATTAGTAATTCTAATAACTTGTTGTTGATATTCCATATTTGGCTCTTTAGCAGGATACAAATAAGCTGGTATAGAATATGATGCTGATATTGGATCCATTATAATGCTAATCCTGATAACATGGTTTGATCTGCGTCCTGTTTAACACCACCAACAACATAAGAACTAATCTCAGTTTCTTGTGGAGCTACTTGAACATTACCACCACCAATCCACTTTTCAGTCCATGGAAGTGGATTTAATTTTGATACACTGTATGGACATTCTAATCCAAGAGATCTCATTCTCTTAGCACCAATCCATTCAATATAATCACCTAGTAACTTTTCATTTAATCCAATCATTGAACCATCTTTAAATAAATAACTTGCCCATTCCTTTTCTTGTTCAATGACCTTAATGAATAATGCTGTTACTTCGTCTTTTAGTTCGATGGATATTTTTTCCATCTCTTTATCTTCTTTTACCATATTTTTTAACATGGTAGTAGTACTAGCTAAGTGAACGTTTTCGTCTCGAGCAATAAACTTAATGATCTTAGCGTTACCCTCCATTTTCTTAAGCTCAGCAAATGCCCAACTACATGCAAATGATACATAGAATCTTATCCCCTCTAATGCGTTAGCACTATTCATACACATCCATAGTGCTTTTTTATGATCTTTCTTATTGGTAGGACCATGGTTACAAGTAATCAAGTCATCATAATATTTAGCGATGTCATTTCCACATTCAATAATCTGTTTAATATCTAATAGATTATCAAATACAATGGAAGGATTTGGATATATATTTCGGATAATATGCGTGTAGGATCTACTATGAATGGTCTCTGAAAATGACCATGTTTCAATCCAATTTTCTACTTCGGGTAATGAAGCGATTGGTAGGAATGCTATATTAGGAGCACGTCCTTGTACGCTATCCAATAGGATTTGTCTTTTTAAATTAGACGTAAAGATATGTTGTTCGTGCTCAGTAAGAGAATCAAAATCCTTCTTATCTTTTGAAATATCTACCTCTTCGGGCCTCCAAAAGAATCCAAGTTGTTTGTCTGTTATTTTATCTAATGCTGGGTACTTCAATTCATCATATCTTTGAATATCAACTGGTTCATCTAAAAACATCATTTTATCCATGTGCGATTTTTTATTCTTCTTCAATACTGCCATTATTTAGTTTTCCTTTTTGTCTAAATCGTTTATTATATTTCTTTTTAATGCTCTTTGCAACACCAGCTCTAGCTAAATAGCAATAATACTTTCTAGCAGTTGTTAAAGCATCCCATTCTGAACCACCCTTTAGTGGTATTCTTTCTTTCTTTTTTGTCAAATTTTACAACTCTCGCAATCTTCGTCATCGATATCAGACAGTGCTAAAGGTTCTTCCTTCATATCATCTGACTGGTCGTGTGTATTGAAATAGTATAGTTGCTTTAATCCAAATTGATATGACATCACTAAGTCTTTAATCATTAGAGACATAGGTACTTTATTATCTTCAAAGTGCTCTGGATTATAAGAGGTATTAACACTAATCCCCTGATCTATATATTTCTGAAGAATAGCACAAATTTTAAGATAACCTTCTGGAGATTTTTGATCCCACAATAAGTCATACTTATTTTTAAGGTGATGATAGCCAGGCACTACTTGTGCCATGACTCCGTCCTTAGATTGTTTGTATGATACTAAAGCTCTAGGAGGTTCAATACCATTTGTACTATTACTAATTTGTGCAGATGTTTCTGCAGGCATTAATGCCATTAACGTAGAATTTCTTATACCATGTTCTACTAGAGCGCTTCGCAGCGTGTCCCACGGTAGTGTAGATTTACGCTTCACTAAATTATCTACTGCACCTTTATATGTATCATTTGGCAGTTTTCCAGATGCATATTTTGTCTCATCTGACAGCCAACATGCACCTTTTTCTTCAGATAATTCCATAGAAGCTTTAATTAAGTAATAAGACCATGCTTCTGCGTACTCATCTATAATTTCATGAGCTTGTTCGTTATACTTTAATCCTCTTTTAGCAAGGAAATACGCTAGGTTGATAATACCTATACCCAATGGTCTACGATTCATAGTAGCTTTTTCAGCTGCTTTAATTGGATATTCTTGGTAATCTAATAAGTTATCTAATGCTCTTACTGATAAAGTACAATATTTTTCAAAGTCTTTAGGACTATCTATCAATCCCCAATTAATGGCTGATAGAGTACACAAAGAAATTTCACCATTCTCATCATCGTATGACTCTAATGGCTTTGTTGGTAAATCAATTTCACAACATAGATTACTCATACGAATTGGAGCTTTCTTTACATCAAATGCTCCATGTTCGTTAGCGTGATCGACATTCATGATATAGATCCTTCCAGTATCTTTTCTTTCTGTAAGAATTGATTGGAAAACTTCTAATGCTGGCTTTGATTTCTTTCTAATACTATATGCTCTTTCATACTTTTCGTATAGTTCTTTAAACTTTTCTTGGTCTGAAAAGAAAGCATCATATAGTCCAGGCACATCATGTGGATCAAAGAAGGTAATATCCCCTCCACTAATTAAACGTTCATACATTAGTTTATTAAACTGAAATGCATAATCCATATGACGAACTCTATTTTCTTCAGTACCTTTGTTATTTTTAAGGACTACTAAATCTTCAAATTCATAATGCCATACAGGTAAATAAACTGTTGCTGCTCCACCACGAACTCCACCTTGAGAACATGATTTTACTGCAGATTGAAAATATTTAAGGAATGGAATAAGTCCAGTATGAACTACTGAACCATCTCCAACTCTTGCTCCAGCTGCTCTGATCGAACCAGCTCCAATACCTATTCCTGCCTTTTTGCTTATGTACTTAACAATACTAGTACTAGTAGCATTGATAGAGTCCAGACTATCTCCGGATTCAATAAGTACACAAGACGAAAATTGGCGAGTAGGCGTTCGTACTCCAGCCATAATAGGCGTCGGCAACGAGATATAAAATTGACTAATTGCGTCATAATAATGTTTTACCCATGATAATCTATTTGTGGTTTCTTTTGCAAACAATGTTGCTGAGACCATCATATATAATATTTGTGGAGTCTCGTAACATTGTTTAGTTCTTCGGTCTTGTACTAAGTACTTACCTCTAAATTGTTCCATGCCGGCATATGTGAAGGTATTATCCCTTGCATGCTTAATGTAACTATTTAATTCATTTAATTCTTCATCATTATAATATGATAAAATTTCTGGATCATATACACCTAAATCAATATTCTTTTTAACAACGTCAATTAAAGGCAATGGATCATATTGACCATATACTTCTTTACGTAGCTTATATGAAATAAGCCTAGCTGCTACAAATTGATAGTTGGGTGTGTGTTCTGAAATAAGTTCTGAGGCGCTTTTAATCAACAACTCATGAATATCATAAGCTGGGATTTTATCATATAATTGAATATTTGATCTTAATTCTATCTCTGATTGAGATACGTTTGTTATGTCTTGAGTAGCCCACTCCAATACTTTGTGGATCTTGTCCAAGTCAAATGTTTGTACTGTTCCATCTCTTTTGGTGACGTGTATCATTGATGTATTTATTCCGTTCATAATCTATTAATGTATATTATAACACAGTTCGTGTCAAAAGTAAAGGTTATTTTTTAGTATTTTTACTTAAATGCTTATTAATTTCCTTTATGTGTATTTCCCATAATGTAGTAAGGTCTTCTTCTAAAGCATCTAATCTATCAGCTTGAAGAGGATACTGTTTTCTGAATTTAGAGTCTGTTTTGGCCAACTCTAGATGATATTTTATAGCAAAATGCTGCATAAATCTATCTACTTGCTTTTGGAACCATATACCCATTGTAGTACCTTGGAACCAATTATAGAAAGATGAACCAATAATTGAGCTTAAAATAGACTTAAGTGATAATATTAATAAGAAATACATTACTTAGCCTTTTTAAGCTTATTGAGAGCTCGTACGTAGTTTGGCATGCCATGATCTACAATACCGTCAAAGAATTTCCATCTCTTCCAAGAATTTAGAATACCTTTAAATAGGTCTTTCCATGTTGGCTTAGCTTGATGGATACCTTCAGAATTAAAATAAATCATTTCACCATGGTGTCTAAATCCTAACCATGCGGGAGGAATTCTACATACAATATCGTTATTATTCATGAATCTGTAGTGTTTACATGTGATGTTTTTGATGAATTTTGCACCACCGACTCTTGGAGATCCAAAGGTAAAGAGTTCTTCAGGCTTATAACGTGTGGCACTAATAGTAGCCATAGCAGCACCCAAACTATGCCCAGTAAAATATACATCTTTTTTAACCTTTAGTTGGTTGTTGTGTTCTATTTCTGCTAATACATCCATCCATAAATCGTTTACTTCCTTTTGGAATCCACTATGGACTTTACCACCAGCCATCGCTGCGCCTTTAATAACATTAAGGTCAGCCATGACATCATTAAGTTTTGAAGGTTCAGTACCTCTAAAAGCAAACCATAGATCGTTGCGATCTTTAGCTACTAATACTTCTGCTCCATCTTTTGAAATTAATTTTGCCCATGGAAATCCAAGTTTTTTGCAATCTGCAACTGCAGCTTTTTCTGATTTATAAGCAATGGCGGATAACTTAGCAGCTATTACTGCTCTTCCCCATTTATTTTCTTGATCTTTAATTCTTGTCGACATCTTGTTTCTCCACTTTAATTTCAACTGCTCCAGCTTGTTCATCATTTATTGTCACGTTCCTATAGTAAACTATCACCTCACCGAGTTGATTAATATATCTTTTAATTTCTTGTGTATTATAAGACATCAACTCATAATCTGCAACTGTCATAGCGTAGAATACAATATCTCCACCATGCTTCTTTTTAATATCATCGATAAATTTATCTAGATATGTATGTCCTTCTGGGTATAGATCTTCTCTGCCTAATTTACAATCAGGTTTTTTAGTCTCTGCATTCTTAAGACAATTTTCAATTATCTTAGCATCAGATACTACATACCACTTGGGTTCTTTTAAATCGATTGATCTTGGTAATACCGGTTGAACAATATCAATTTTAATTGGTTTTGTTACAATTTCAACTTCTCTTGGCGCCTGCTGTAATAGACTACAACCACTAATCGTTAAGAGAGCTAATACGCTGACTATCTGCTTCAATCGCATCGAACACCTCCTTAGTTTTATTATTAGCTCTAACTTCTATCATACCAGGTTTAGCGGATGCTAGCTTAGCAAGATTGTGACGTCTAAATATATCTAAATATTCAGCCATCTCAGTTTCGTATTGTTGATTCTTTATTTGAAGACCACCCAATGCTTGAGTAGTCTTTTGAAGATTACCTTGAATTGCTTCAATGGTTGCTTTTTGTTCTTGGTCTCTTAGGTCTTGAGCAAGAATAACTTTAGATTGTTCTTCTAGTTTATTCTTCATTGGAATAACTGAAAAATTATAATATATAAAACCAGTTATTCCCATTGATATTAATATACCAATTAATACTTTACTTAACATTTTCCTTTTTAACTCCCTCACTTCTTTTCATTATTTTAGCTTTCTTTTTCTTTCTGTCATGTTGGACATCAGCAGGCATAGAAACTCCGCCTCCTCCAACTGAGTTAGCTGCCATTTCCCACATTTTAAATGTTTTTAGATTCATATTAATATATATACTATATTACTTTACAATGTCGTGGTTTGTGATAAATAATTCTTGATTGGTAAGTTCATGTTTAACTTTATAAACAGAACAACCTAAGAACGTATCACATGGATCAGTTGCTTCTTCTACAACCACTTTTGATTTAGCGAATCCAATATACTCACCAGTATTTGGAGATGCAATGTCTCTTAGTAGAGTATATTTGCCTGGATTTAGCTGATCTTCTTCATTTTGAAACCATTTGGATTCATTCACTGGCAACTGATCCCAATCTGTTTCGTCCATTTTATTAAGGACATCTTTAATTTGATCTTCAGTCATACCAGTATGATCTTTAATTAAGAATAGTGCTGAAGCATAAGTGGCTAGTTTACCAGCTACTCCACTTCCAGCAACATTTAATAATCGTTTAATATTAAAGACTAATCGGTGAAATATTGTGTATACTGATTTTTCTGCTGGGAGTTCAGGCTTTCTAATCTTCTTGCCTTTTTTATCGATGAGTCCATATTTAAATGCGTTCATCTTTTCCCAAGGAGTTACTAGTAGTTTTAAAAACCGCAAGGCATAGGCTATATCTCCTACTCTAGAGAGAACGCCTTCATTGATGTCTTTTTCTTCTATCATAGGTTCCTTAATGCCGCTACTATGTTATTATCCATTCCTATCTCAACCTTTTCATACATAGGTAAGTAGTGCAAAAACACTAAGAATGGTTTTATATAATGATAATGCTCATTTTCGATTTTAAACCATATCATTTTATTTGCTGCTTCTATACCAAACACATTATATATTACTATAAGGTGATTTAATATAAGTCTTTCTTGCAAATCTCCATGATCTGCATATCTGCGAAGAAGTCGTTTAATATATTTAAATCGACTTAAATCATCTTTGAACTCTTCAATATCCATACACTCTGGGTTATCATAGTGTTTAGCGGCAAAGAGTTCAAAGTTTTTTCTAGTTAATGTTTCAAATTTTTCATCCATAATATTATATATAAAGCAATTATTTGTTTAAATAAACTTCCACTTTACTTTTGTATTTCTTAGCAATCTTTTGAACATTTCTATCTTTAGCAAACTTATCTAGAGATGATTTTTCACCATAAAATTCTAGAGAGGCTGGAGCAGAAGAACCACCATCAAAACTAGATACATGCATACCTTTGATTTTAGTGATAATCTTATCCATTTGAACCATTTCAGCTTTAGTAAATCCGAAATCATCATCAAATTTGTTAGAGGTATTACCCTTTTTAATTTCAATAAATGCTCTAGCTTCGAAGCCTTTGCGATTTCTATCGTCATAGTTTTTCATATCCCTGACGTCTTCAGATATTTCTTTTCTAATTTGTTTAAAATTTTTCATTAGTCTGACTCGTTATCTGCTTCGTAATTAGCATCTACATAATCGTAGAATTCTTTTTTCTTATCGCCTTCAAGTTCAGCAGGTGATTTAACACCAAACTTCTTAAGAGCTTTAGCAAAAAATGCTTGATATTTTTTTTGTTTTGCTGACAATTCTTCGTCAACTTTTTCTTCATCGTCGTCGTCTTCGTCTTCGATTTCTTCTTTAGTAGTCACATCATACTTTTTACCAGCAAATACAAAAGTTTTTTCGCCTTTATCTTTTGCAGCCATTACAGCTTTTCCAAAGGCATTACCCTCTTTCTTTGATGTAGCTTCTGTTAACTCTGGAAAGATATCTTCAATATCATCTGAATCCATACCATACATATCGCTTGATAGCCATGCAATGATATTTTTCTTTTCACCAGTTACGTCAGCAGTTCCTCTGCCCATTTTGATTTTAATCTTGAATTTTTTCTCAGCTGCTTTAGCATCATCTTTGTCACCAATAAAGTCGACATCAACAGTTGCTTTACCTTTACCAGCTTTAAGCTTAGCTTCGTCGATAGTAATAGTTACTTCTTCTTTGGAATCTTCGTCAAGATATGATTCACTTAAACCTATTTTTACTGCAATCTGAGCTGCCTTCTCTCTAGCTTTTTTATCTACATCCTGTCTTAACTCTACCACATAGTATTTTCCAGACCCAACCTTTACGATATTCATTGGCATGCCATCTACTTTATTACCAAAATCTCTTGCAGCTTTCTGTGTATCAAATGCAAAAGCGGCTTGTTCTTTAGTAACTTTAGCATTGTCATCAGTGCCAGTTTTCTTAACTGTATGCTTAGATTTAAATTCCTTTTCGCCTTTAGCTTCAGGTTCTGCAACCTCATCTACATCAGGCTTTTCATGGGTATAACCCTTTTTAGATAGAGCTTTATGCTCATCTTCGTTTTTAGCTACTTCCTTTTCACCAGTTTCTGGATGGAACATATCGTGTGGATACTTAGCTTCTTCTTTTACTTTTCCTTCTAGAACGTTTTTAACAGCGTCAGCAACGTTTAGAGTTTCTTTATCTTGCAATTTCATGGTTTCCTCCTTTATTGCATTACTAACATTCCAGTTATCGAGGCAGCGAGTGCGGCCATTCCGATCCAGAATAATTTGTTTATAATATTAATGGTAGTAGCATTATCGCGTGCTGATTTCTCTACTGCCTCTAATCTTTTTTGTCCTTCTACCATCATATCCATTTGCTGATGTAAGAATTTTTCCATACTTTGGATTTTCTCTTCAGCACGTGCTAATGATATAATAGCTTCTGATAATTTGTCTAACTTGTTTTCTATTCTATCTAATCTATCAGATTGAGTTCCACTAGCCATACTACATTTTTCCTTTAATTAAATTATCAAGGTTATTATCTAACCAGTCAATAAATTCATCTTCATTGTCTCCACGAATTTCACCATTGGAACTTGCCCAATTACTAAGTTCAGCTTCTGCTTTCTTAGATAGTTCTAAATTACCAGTTTTTTGTGCTTTTTGAAGTTCTCTTTTATGTTTACGAACTATGTCTTGAATTTTTTTACCTTCTGATACAGTATGCTCTTTAAAATTTTTCATTCCAGCGTATTTTTGAGTTTCTTTAGTAGTACCAGCCATTGACCCTTGGTATTTACCAATAACATTGCCAGAAGAAATATATTTGTCTAGGATTTTTTGTTGTTTAAGATTAAGCTTCATAGCATTATATAAAGCTTCTTTACGATTAGTAGTACTACCAACATATGGTTTTTTAGATGCGTATATTCTACTAGCTTTTACATCACCAGCTGCTTTACCTACATATTGAGATTTGATTTGACCACGATCTAAATAATCTTTTAGAATTTCCGATTGAATTGGATTTAATTTCATTGCAGCACATAGCGATTCATAATTCTTACCCCAAGATTCTGCAACAATTTTTTTAAATGATTGTGTAGTATCTGATTCATTTGCTAATCTGAGTGCATTAGCCACATTCTGATCTTTAGATAAACCTTTTTTCATCTTTTCGATTTTATTAACTGCGCCAGTCATATTACCACCCATCAATAAAGCTAGCTTTACTGCTTTAGCAATAAGTTCTGGTGGAAACTTTTGATTATATTTTTCTTGCATATTATCCTCTTATACTTTAGCGGCTAGATCTTTATCAGCTCCACCCCATGTTCCTTTTGATTTTGTTGCGAATGAATTAACTCTAGCCAATCCCCATTGTGTTGGATTAGTTCCTGGTCTATGACTTGTTTTCCAAGCTGCATATCCTCTATCAAACACTTTCTTTAATATAGCATAAGGCATTCCAGATTTATCTGCCTTCTTTTTTAAAGCTGCTTTTGCATCAGCTTCTTCTATAGACTGTTTAAAGCTTTTCATTTCGCCAAATTTCTTTTTAAAATTCTTAGTATGTTTACTTTCAGGAGCATCGGGCCTTGGTTTATCATGAGCTGCTTTTTGTTTAGCAGACATTTTATCATATGCTTCATCAACTTCATCTAATTTTTCTACTCCATCGAGCCATACTCTTTTCTTATTTTCGCCTAGTTGTACAATAACATAGTTAGTACCTAGGACTTTAATTACGCCAACTTCATCAGTTTCTTTTATAACAACTTCGTCGCCAGCTTTAAATAGGTTTCCTTCAATATATTCTTCTCTTCTATCAGAAACCTTTTCTAATTGAACATGTTTTCTAAAGTTTTTTGATTCAGATAAACCCATTCCAGCTCTTACAGCATTAAATAGATCTTCTACTCCTTTAAACGCTTTAGGCATACCTTTCGCAAATGTTTTTAAATCATTATCATTTGCTGCAGCTCTTAATTTAGAAGCTGACATTCCTTCAGCGCCTTCTGCATCTGGATCTCTTTCGCCAGCGCTTTTAACAATAATACCATTTTCAAATTGATAGAACCCATGTCTACCTTTAACACCATTGTATTTGTTTAAGAGTTTTTCAAATTCTAATACTCTATCTGAACCTGCAACCATGGTTACTCGTGTAAATCCTTGGTCATACAATTTAACTATTACATCGAAAGGTGTTCTTATGCCTTTATCTGCCATGATATTTCTGGCGTGTTTAGGAAACATCTTTCTTAAAAATTTTACTTTTAATTTAAAGTCTAATGGATTCTTTTTTGGATCCTGACTTTGTGTAGGATATATTCTATATTGACTACCACGTGCTAATTTTTTAATAGCATCCATTAACTTCTCATGGCCAATAGTTGGTGGATTAAATCTACCAAAGGCAAATACTATATCACCGCTATCTTCTTTAAGATATAATTTAAACGAATTTACTTTCATAATTTATTTTTCTTTTGCCTTTTCTTTGTTCTTTTTCAATTTAAGTTTATCCGCTTTTTTAACTGCAGGTAATATCTTCTTAGCTATTTTATTTATAGCACCTTTTTTCTTATCAACTTTCTTTTCTAGATCGGTACGAGCGGCGAAACCTAAATCAGCTTTAGATTTACCTTTGAGGATTTTTTTGATAATAATATCTCGAGCTTGTTTTTTAGCTCGAGCTTTTAATTTTTCGGGAGAGGCAAGCTTCTTAGCAGCTTTCTTTTTACCAAGAGCAATTTTGCCTTTATTCTTTTTAAAGGCGGCTTTCATTTTCATACGTTGCGACATTGTCATCGCTTCTGCATGCTGTGCAAATTCTTTAAATGTTATCATTATCCTCGGTATCCCATTAATCAGTTAGGATTTTCCCAACCTTTTATTATATCTTTGCTAAAGTTATTGGCAGAAAATTCTAATCTGTCAACAAGTTTAACTGCTCCACCTTCCATACGATCTATAGCAACAAAACCTTCGGGGTTGGTTACTTTAAATCCGGATTTAGTCTTTACAAACGTCCCAATTTTGTTGAGACTGTTTAGTTTATTTATAATAATTAATTTGCTATCTACAATAAAATTCTGCAAATCGAACACTAATTTCAATTTTTTTTGATTAGATGAGCTAAAAAATGTAAGAACTCTTTCTCTTTTAGCTTCAATTGTAGCTTTTCCTTTAACTGAAGATCTCTTATCAGCTTGTTTATTATATCTTTCATTGACCCAATCAATCATACCTTTTACATGAGCTGTTGTATTTGTTATACGCTCATTTTTTCTGACCTTGGTATTATTATATGTATTGATTAATAAGTTTAATTCTTCATCAGATTCAATTTCTTTAAGAGTTGAAGCTGCAATTTTTTTAAATATTTTACCGGCTTCGGATAATCCTTTAGTGACTGCTTCAGTTTCTTTAGCTGTCATAGTGGCTGTTCCAGATAAATCTGGTAATGTTGCATCTACTTGCCATACCTTAGAAGTCTTTTTAAGTTTAGGAACAATTTCTTTACCAAACTCTGCTCTCATTGTTTCAAATGTAGCACCATCATATCCAGTATGCCATACAATACCAATATCAGCTTTAGTTATTTCTTTAGCTAGTGGCGTACCGACAGGTACAGCATAAACAATAGTATTAGGGTGGAAAGTAATATGTTTAATTCCATTGATTGTCTCCGTTTTAACATCTGATTTGTCGAACATAAAATCACCTTGTATAACTCCTGTTATACCTAGATCTTTTAAGTTATCAAACGCTTTTATTAACTTTGAAGATAAATCACCAGAAGTGTCAGCTTTAATATCTTCATGAGATTTGTATACTTTTGGATTAGCATTGAAGATACCCTTTTTAGCAACGAAAAATTTACCATCGCTTGGATCTAATCCTGCAAATATGGCGGGGGCCCCGTCCCACTTGACCGTAACGTCTACTGGTACCTTTGCGTTACCGGAAAGCATATCCCTAAGTGCTCGTAATGCGAGGATAGCCTGGCGGGCCCCCTTAACTCCACCGTCTAATACCAAGTCCTCAATATGCTTCATATGAGTATTCTTAGCTGCGGCCTCTGTTATGAGTTTTCTTTTAAAGCTTAACATTTATTTTTACCTTTAAGTTATTATATCCTTTAATGAGTCTATGGTACATCATCTTTGGTATGTAATAAGTATTATTTTCCTCGAGAAGTATTGGCAAACATCCGTTATATTGTAACTGCCATGCTTGTCCTTCTAACACTTCTATTTCTCTATTTTGTTTGTCACGATGCCATACATATTCTTGCTGATCGTCTCCAACATTAAATAGCCTAATGTTTTCTCGATCAGTATATGGCTTACCAGAAATAATTTCCACCACCTGATAATCCTAAATCTTTAGCATACTTAGGCAATCTACATGACCAGTATCCAGCCGATAATTTATCGGTTTTTGTTTCGCAATTATGTCTAGCTGCGAAACTTTTAGCTGCTTCTTTATCGTTAATTTTTGATGAAAGCCCGCCTTTTTTATCTCCAAAATTAATCTTCTTAACATTTCCTGTTGATGGATCTCTAACGTACACTACATACTTAGTAGGTCCACCTGATCGTTTAGGCTTATTTAATTCAGGTTCTTTCTCTTCAAGCATAGGTTGCTCTAGAGGAACATTAGTACCTTCATATATCCCAAATGATTCTTTAAATGTTTTAAATGATTTCATTTCTTAACCAAACTTAGCTGCAAATTTTTTCAATGGAAGAGTATCAAATGAACCAAATTCATCCATTACTTTATATGCTAGTTTACCACCACTTACTACTGGTTTTGCACTATATAATTTACCATCTTTAGCTCTTAAGCCTGATACTTCAGATCCATATAATGAAAGACCTTTCATTTTTGGTGCTTTAGCTTCTTCAACTTCTTCTTTTCTTAATTCTGTAAATTGTTTCATTTTTATTTTCCTTTAATCGTTCTTACTACTTTAGATATAATCATCTTTAAAGCAGTAAAGTATGCCCATCCATACCCATAAAATATATGAAAGGTATGATTCTTTTCTATAGCAGATTTAGGACCAAACTTCTTAGTCCAGTTATCTACCCATTCTCCTTTGTATCTTAGTACGGCGTGTGATATTTTCCATTTACTTGGACCAACACAACAAATACCAGCTTGATGAGTGATTAACATCCACCACATTTTTAAATGGCTTTCGCCACAAAGTCTGTAAAGAATTGAAAGAGCGTAGTCTTCACAATCACCTACATATTTACCTTCAGCATCTTCGGAATATATAATCTTCCAAGCATCTGCCATACCATATTGTTCTTTGTCTTTTCTGTATTTCCATTTTTTATTAAATGAAGCTACAATATTATTTCTAGTTTTATTATCCATTTTTTTGTCCCTTTATCCATCTAACTGCAATGGAATTTTCAGGAGCCTTTTGAGCCCAAGTTTGTATTTTTTTGTAAGCATCAGTTGTTGCTTTCTCTATATTAGAACCTTCAGAATTATCTACAATTGTCATTCTATTTCGAAATAGCGATTGGAATTTACCAATGTTTTTTTGAACTCCATCCCACATTTTCTTTACCATATCGTCTGGTAAAGATCTACTTCTCATATTATTTCTTTTCTGAGCAGTTTCTAAATCCGTATTAACAAATATCATATGTACAGCATAACCTATTTCTCTTAACATATCTACTTGTTTTTTAATCTTTGCGTAGTCTTTTCCAGTGCCGTCTACTACAATACCATTTCTTCCTTCTAAAGCTATATTCATAATTTTACCAGTTAAAGCTTTTGCTGAAGCTCTTACTGCTTGGCCCTGTGCTGAAGCTATATCTTCTGGATCTGTTGTTAATCCAGCTTTTTTTAATCCTTTTTCAAAAGCTTCATCTGAATTGATTAACCTAAACCCTAAGGCTTTAAGAGCAGTTTTACCAACTACAAAAGATTTACCAGAACCTGGTCCACCAGCTAAAAATACAGCTTTAAATATAGAAGGGTCATTAACACCTTCTGCAATAAAAGTTTTAAACGATTCCATTATTTTTTCTTAAGCTCATATCGGAAAGTTTTACCTTTACCTTGCTTACTTTTAGTAACTCCATATCCAACAAGACTTCCAAGACTTTTCATTAATGCTAAAGCCTTTTCAGGATTTTTCTTTAATTGCTTATCGAATTCGATTTTTAGTTTATCAGTAATAGACTCAAAAATATCTCTATCATTCATTATTAATGGTGCTTCATCTACTTGTAATGCAGACTCTTTTATTTTTGATTCTAATGTTTTATATTCCATTATTGATATACCTTTACATATGCGCTAGAATCTTCTGATTTTGATCCAGCGTAGTTAACAATTTTCGTAATCCATCTATTAGCTTTAGGGCCAGAATTTATATCTGCATAATATAAAACATATAAACATGCTAATTTTGATGCTATCCAATATACATCTTTTTTTGCTATTTCCTTTTCAAAGGTTTCAACACTATCATTTTTATAAAAGTGATTATAAAAATTATAAAATATAGCTATGTCTCTAGATTTGCCTTTAACAATATTCTTAGCTATTTTATTTATAACCTTATTGTCAGGTACCTTTTTTCTAAAAACTTGTTTTATAGCTTCAGCCATTATACCATACCCAACTCCACCACCTCTAGCAGTTTTGAGAACAATTTCTCCTTTAATCGCAGCTCCTGCTGCTCCAGATCTAAATGCGATTTTACCAGTATCAAATATGATAGTTCCACCCTTGTTATCCCAAAATGTTCCACGAGTTTCACCTTGAAATATAATAGATTTAATTTTATGATCGTCAGTATCAGGTGGTAGTTTGATATTATATTCTTTAGCTTTTGCTGTCTTCTTAACAAGTTTAAGAGATATAGCAACTACTTTTCTATCAACAAAGTTTTGTAATAGTGCTTTATTATAACTTGAAATATTTTCAGGATTGAGTGCTTTACTAACACTAATTGATTTATCAATGGCCCAGATATCGCCTGGGTTCCATTTATCATCTTTGACTGGTTTTTGATCTGAATTTTTATATGCTACATTTTTTAAAGCATATATAGTATTCATCTCTTTACTGTTTCTGTGTAATTTGTGGGACTTATTGATATATCCCTGCTTAATTAAAAGTACTGATGACTCGTATGAAGAATGAAACCATCCATCTTCCACAGATAATACTTCATCTAATGTTGCATCAACATCAACTTGCTTATAAGCAGCTTTAAGTATATCGGGATTTTGAAAGAATTCTTCAGATTGTATACCATGATCTAGCATTGCTTGGCATAAGACACATTGGTGCGATTCAGTAATTTTAGTATTAAGTGTTCCACCACCGGAACCTCCGCCACCACCAAATACAGAACTTTTTCCAAGATCTGAAGAACTAATAGTTTTACCATCACCATGCAAATTAAATGGTTTACCTAATTTTTTAAATATTTCAATTTGCGATATTGCATCGTCAATATCAGTAACTAAAAAAGTACCACCCTTAGCCAATTCTAAAGGTTTATTATCTCTTATAAGTCTAACTAAAATATCTAGACGATCTTCGCCTGTAATTGAATTAGGTTTCTTTAATTCACCTGGAGTTAGTTTTACGGCTTCTTTAATAGAGCCTAAATTAAAATTTTTAAATGCTAACATAAATATCCCTGTTGGTATATCTATTTATACATTTTCAAAGGTCTTCTTTTACATTAACCCATGGATCATGATCAAAAAATGGGTTTGGTTTAATGTTACCTTTGTCATCATAACAGATAATTTTTTGATTGTATAAGATTTCTAAAGCAGCTTCTGCTCCTTCTCTGCGACCAATTTTATAGGATGACCATGCACAACCAATTGCAACCAACATAATTATAAAAGTATATAATTCAATCATGACTTGCTATTTTCTCCACTATAATTTGGTAACCATCCTCTTTCATACGTTGAGCAAATACCGCAGCAGTTTCCTCTAGTTCATAGAGATATTCTGCTACGATATGGCCATTCTTCTTTGCTATAACTTTAAAAATCACCTGGTGCTACCTGCAAACATTTCAATCCTTTAGATCTCCACATGTCGACAACTCTTTGTCTGTCATCCATAACAAATTGAACACTCCAATGATCTTCAACATGATCTTGAAACATTTCCCATTTAACAATAGAGTCTTCTCTAAAGTCGTTATCTTTACGTGTAAAAATATGATCAAATGGTACTTTATGTCTCTTCAACCAATTTCTGCAGATAAGTTCTGAAGATGCTGGTCTTGCAGTAAAGATAATAATAGTATGATCTGCCGAAAACCTTTGTACAATATCAGATACGACAAGATCTAATCCATCTTCGCTGGCTCTAGACCAGTCGTGTGGATCTCTATCAGTAAATCCATCTCGATGACACAAAGTTCCATCCATGTCTACCAAAATAGCTGGTGGATGTGTAATTATTTTTTCCATTCCAGTCTCCTTAAATAAATTTTGTTGATGCATAATCAACAGCCACTAGTGATGTGAACATAAGCCTCATCACATTCATTAATATTTTTGCCACATAAACACTCATCTGATTCTTCAATAGATGGTGCTCCTACCATATCTCTAATTTGAGATTCAGTATATCTTTGTTCGCCATCTCTGACTGATTGTTTAGCAAGTATTTCTTCTGGTTTTGCAAAAGGTGTTACGATAAATTTCTTCATTACGCACCTCCGTTTGTAGGTCTTGAATTACCTCTAGCAAGACCACCTGAGTGATCTGCTAAGTAATGAGGTCCAGTCCAAGCTACACTGTAAGTTTCGAAGATGTTTCCTCTAGCCTTGTTAGTAGCTGGAGCATTTCTTCCTGCTGCTTTAAGAAGATCACCAACTTGAAACTTTTTATTTCCTTTATTGATGAATCCCCAAACCGATCTTTCAGTCTCAACTCTAATGTATTTAGAGCCTTCGTGAAATGTTACATTCTCTGCAAACTTCGCAACACCTTCTTCGGCATCATGAAACTTTGCAGTAAATCTAGCATAATCTGCTACGATTGCTTCTTTTAGTGTTTGTATTTGTTTTTCCATTAAATTAACTCCTTATTTAATTATTTAATATAGATATTATAACACAGTTTTCGGCAAATGTAAACAGTTTTTTTCATTTATTTTCACTTTTTTTACATAGGAGTAAAGATCTTATCAATGATTTTGCCACATTCTTTGGCAATTTTGATATGTTCTAATTGAGTACCATGTTCAGAACGTAGCTCTATATAGTGAATCCAGCTTCTTAGAGTCCCATTAACATACATTCTAGACATAGTTAGGCCTTCAGGTAATACCGCTCTAGCCTGCTCTTTAGCAATACCAGCTTCAATTGCCCAATTATAAGCAGTTTTACACCTTTCTATAATTGTTTCTTGGTATGATTCCCACACATAATTAATAGGATCATCACTATCTAGCTCTATAGAATTCTGTCGATTCTTCTTATCTTGTAAACGTGCTTCTCGTGTTGTAAACTTTAGATCGTTAGTTGGATCTGCGTATCTTTGACTAAACTCTTGAAACGAAAATGATCTATGTCGTAAGATTTGACGTGCAATATCTCGTGGACAATTAATCTCTAAACATACGGAAACCATTTCTAATGGAGACCAATGTTTATGCTTCATGAGATATTTAACCAGCTTCTCGGCTGATTCTTCATTGTGCTGATTTTCAGGGTTAGATACCCTAGCACAATAGGCAACCAGCTGTAAAACATCGTTTGGAATATCGAAGTCTACAGCTGGTTGTGAATATGATATGAGTTTCACATCCATCATAATAAATTACTTTCCTTAACTTTCAGATTTAACTAAAGTGTAAATGCCCCAAGCAAGACCAACCCAAGCTGCAAGCTTAGCTAATCCACCAAATAAAATAACAGAACCACATACTGCTATGAGACCTAGACCATCAAGTGATGTTCTTTCTCCAATTCTGCCCATAATCCAATCTTTTGCTTTTAAAAACATATTTTTCTCCTAAGTTTTAAAATCAGCGAACGTGTCTTTATTTTCTCTATTGCCCCACGTTGCTATAGGTTTGTCGGGAGCCATATCTGACATAATATCAGTTTGAGCCGACTCTTCTACATCGTAAAGTTTCATTCTAGATCGATCGATACCAATTACAAATCTCTTGTATTTAGTAGGATCATTATAACGATTCTTCAATTGTTTAACCATTAACTGTCCGAGTTCTTCTAATTCCTCTGTAGAAATTAAAGCAAACATCAAATCAGCAGTTGCTGGTAAACCAAACGATTCCGAAGTATCTTCCAATCCGACATCAGTATTACTAAAACCAGATCGTGTTGTTTGCGTTGCACTCACGATTGGAAGATTAAATTCCACCGCTAAACCTCTTAGCTCTTCAGCTATAGATTTAATGTAGGAATAACTATTTATACTTCCACCCATAGCTTTCATACGAGAAGAGGAACAAATATTCAAATAATCTAAATATATAATATCAGGTTTGAAATTCTTTTTAAGTTTTAATTCATTAAGTAATGCCCTAAAATGTCCAGTATGAGCTGCACCAGTAGGATATTCTTTAACAATGAGTTTACCTATAGACCCTTTACCAATCTTTTCAATTTTAGAATCAAATACATTCTTTGGTAGTGTTTCTAATTGTTGGATTGGTAGATCCATAAGGTTAGCATCAATACGTTCAGCAATTCTTTCTTCAGCCATTTCCATGGTAATGTATAAAACATTCTTTCCTAATTCAAGATTTGCTGCTGCGCAATGACACATAAAGAGTGACTTACCTACGCCTGTGCCGGCCATAGCAATGTTCAAGGTCTTATTCGGTAAGCCACCCTTAGTAATTTTATTGAAGTAATCTAAATCAAAAGGAGTCCTACTTTCTTTTGTATTATAGAATTCAAAACGGTCATCAGAATTATCAATATAATCGTGACCAATGTTTGGATCAAATGAAACACCCAATGCTTCATTTAATATTTGAGGGATAGCTCCATCACCTCTTTCTGAATCTTTTCCATCAATGATTTGAATAGAATCCATGATAGCATTATAGACTGCTCTATCTTTACACCATTTTTCTGATTCATTAATAAGATAACCCATATCAATATCAGATCTTTCTTTTAACTCATTAATAAGTTGTTGTGTTCTATTTAGAACATCTTCAGGAGCACTTACCTTTTTTAATTCGAGGTCAAGTACTTTGCCTGATGGGATTTTGTTATGCGCATTAACAAAAGATACAATAAGGTCAAACACAACCTTGTGTTCTTGCTCAAAGTATTCTTTCTTTAAAAACGGTATTACTCTACGGCAGTATGCTTCATCATTAATCAGATGATTGAGTATCTGTGTCGGTATTTGATTTGTTATTTCCAATATAGGCTCCATTATCTAGCGAATCTTCGATGGCATGTTGTAGCACACCACCAAGATAATTCTTAAAATTAATATCATTCAATAAGTCGTCTTCTTCAAATCCTTTCGAATCGACAACATTGTAGGTAAATGCAAGAGTTGCCATATTAAGTTCAGGTGATTCTTTTACAGAGACCTGACCATATATATACCTAACTCCTTTCCATTTTCCTGTCAAGAGTTCAATAGCATACCAATTTTCTTCATTGGATTCTATGAACTTATAATCATTTTGGCTTATAACACTATTCGGCATTATCAAAGTCCATATAGTCAACATCTAACATTGGTTTATGACCAATTTGATATTGGCTTTTTATAAACTTTTTAAAGTCTGTGCCTTCAAAAATAGGATCCCAGAACTCTTTTTCAATAGTGTCCTTAGCTCTTACTTTTGGATCAAGTAACTCTCCAGTTTCTTTATCAACTCTACAGTACCAACCATTAGAAGGCTTAGCAACATAATTACCAGCCAAAGCAACATCTAGTAAACCAGAATAAGTTTCGATACCACCTTCCCATGTAACTGAGATAGGTACTTTTGATTTTTCTCTAACAAATCTTGATTTCTCAACATTAATTACAAAATGGTAACCTTTAATTTCCATACCAACTTTTTCTTGTTTTCTTCCAATAATCCAAATATTATCAGCTGAATAATAGATACCTGTTCCACCTGAAACTACTGCTTTAGGAAACAAACCAATCTCTTGGTATGTATGGTTAACAGCAAGTAAAGGCACATTCTTCATAGTTAAATAAGGAGTAACCATTCGGAACAATCCTTTTAATGCTTTAGCTCTTGACATATCAGCTACTGATTTTTCATTTAAAGCATCTTCTAATTCTTTCTTAGATGCAAGGTTACCAATAGAATCAATTACAATACATACTTTATCATTACGATCAATATTTTCTAGTTGACCTACTAAATCAAATTTAAGTTGTTCAACATCTGTAATTGGTGTATGTAATACCCTACTTGGATCAATATCAAATGATTCGAAGTATGATTGCGGTGAACCAAATTCAGAATCATAAAATAGTAATACAGCATCACTATGTTCTTTTAAATACGCACTTGCCATAAGTAAAGCAAACGATGTTTTAAAGTGTTTACTTGGACCAGCTAAAACTGTTAATCCACTAGTTAATCCACCTTCAGTATCACCTGATAGTGCAACATTAATCATAGGGACATTAGTCTTAACAAAATCCTGTTCGCCAAAAAATATACTTTCTGACAATATATCAGTAGTTTTAATTTTTGAGTTCTTTTTTAGTTTATCCATTATAGACATTATCTTATTCTCCTAGACCTATCTGGTCCTAATTGCATTGATCTTTCTTGCTTTCGAGTGCGTGAAATCGCTTCTGCTTTTTTTCGTTTTCTTTTAGCTGTTGGTTTTTCATAGAATTCTCTACGTCTTACCTCTTGTATAATACCAGCTCTTTCACATGCTTTTTTAAATTTTCTTAAAGCTACATCAAAAGGCATTTCCCTAGGTGGTCTCTTATCTTTAGGATTCCTATTCTTCTTTGGTCTTAAATCTATACTAGGCAACGAACTGATCTCCCGGTTCCCAACCACAGCCAGTCAAACCGCCTGCCTTGAGTGCCTGAATTGTTCTTAACAGTTCATTAACATCTCTTCCAGTATCCATAGCATTCATTGATACATGCTGAATAATACCTTCAGGATTCATAATAAACGTAGCTCTTTCAGATACGAAATGTTCCATATTAACTACTTCACATGAACTAGCTAATACTAATCCACAATCTGCAGCAAGTGTGTGTTTAATTGAACCAATAAGTTCATTAGACATTTTCCAGTTGAGTTTGCAATACTCATTATCACCAGAAACTCCCATCACAATAGCTTCATCACACAATTTGTCCATTTCACTGATTTCAGTTGGACAAATAAAGGTGAAGTCTTTTGGATAGAAATAAATTACAGCCCAAGATCCAGTCAGATCACCTGATTTTACTTGAACTATTTGATTTTCAGAATTTATACCATTGAGCATAAAACCTGGAAATTTTTGATTTACATTTAACATAAATTCTCCGTTTGTTAATATATCTATTATAACATAAATTGGTCCAATTGTAAAGGACTTTTTTCATATTCATAGGTTTTTTTCTTGTTATCTTGTACCAAGAAATCTGTATCTATTAGATCTAATTGACCTGCTAGATATTTTTTAACCATTCGAGCTGGATGTTCGGCAGTAGTAACTGGAACATTTTGACATATATGATTAAGAGATCTCTTAGGATTTAAGAGTTCAAAATCAGTAGGAAGCTTCATAATTGATAAAGCTTCTCTTACGGTTAAAAATCTGTCTTCGTCTGGATGAGTTAGGTTTGTTGGCATATGACCAACAAAAGCACCAATTTTATCTTTAGGTATTTCTACACCTTTTCTCATAATATTGCCACCTGCTTTGAGTTTATGGTATTGCCTATCACATTTCTTTGCAACAGTATCATACCCCTTTTCTCGCATCCATTTAGCAACGACTTTATAATTTGTTCTTTCTTCAATATAATCTTGTAGACCAACTGATTTAGTAATCTTTGACGCAAACTGAGCGTGAGTAATACCGCCTTCTAGTTCTTCTAAAATATATCTATAGTATGGTTCTTCAGATGGTATTTTGTCATTAGTTAGAATCATACTCATAGGATCATTAGCATCTTCATGAACAGCTCTAATATCATCTGCAATTGTTGATGGTTTTAAATCTACATATTCCATCAAAGGTACTCTATCACCTTTCCAAAAGAAATAAAATGTACGATCTCTTACTTGGCTTAAACCGTGCAATAGAGATTTAGTTTTGTATATACTGAATGTATACCCATTGGCTTCACCAATCTTTCTTAATCTTCGTACAACTGGTTCACCCATTTTAGATGCTAGTCTTGGAGCATTTTCTCCCCAGAAAACTCTTGGTTGTACTTCACTTAAAACATATTCAGCAGATTTAATCATCCAATCGTTCATTGGACTGTTACTTGCAGCTTGTGGACTAAGAGAACTTAGACCTGCACAAGGACATACAGTATTAACTACATCAACACTTTCAGTATGTTTCTCTCCTTGTGAGAGATTCAAATATGGAATTTCATTATTATAATAATTTCTTAAATGCTCTTCATTAGCTTGAAAGCCATCAAAAGTTAAAAAATATTTTGGTTTTGTTTTAAAAACGTTTTCCATTGCGATGGTTTCTCCACCAATCAATGGAACTATGCTTGCCCATGTATTCATATTAAAAAAATTCCTCAAGTGTATTTGTTTCTTCTATACCAGTCCAATATGGATAGTACTCTCTAGATAAATGGATTGATTGTGGTTTTTCCATATAATCAAAATCCAATTCTCCTTTTTTATTTAATAGATAATTTGTCCATTTAATTCCTAAACCAGAATCATGAATAATTTCGTTAAATAACTTTCGAGCATTATTACGCTCTTCCCAAGTGCCATGGAAGGGTTGTTTATTATAAAAACCAGATTTTGGTATTTTTCTAGACTCATTCTCGATTGGGAGAAGTTCGTAAATTCGACCTGGAACAGATAAGTTATTCACCTCCGTTACATATCGTTCAGCAAGATCTTTTACGTTCTTCTCCCAACCGCCTTCCAACCTACATACATGATGCCTAATATCTATGTTACCAAAATAGAATTCTACCGGTCCTTCGGTTTCTATTTGAATAAAAGATTCAAGGCCTTCATTAAGTGCGCCATTTAACGTTTTAAACGGAACACTATTTACTGTCCAACCTGGACGATACATACATATTGAATGCGAATCGCCAGCTATTAGATTTTTTGTTTTATTTGGGTAATCGACTCTGACAGCTTCGTTGAACATGCGTTCAAGATTTTCGATATCCACATCATTCCATTCGGGTTGTACCTCTTTCTTAGCAGATTCAAGTTTTGATTGAAGCTGTTGGTGATACGGTGGAAAGTCCATTCCAATTGAATAAACTTTACCTTTGAACTTAGAAAAGTTAACAGTGTTTTTAACATATGGAAAGCCATAGACCCCACCAAACATATTAATGCCACCAGACCAGTCACTCCCATGATAAACCCAAAGAACATCATAATCATTGTGATCTTCAATTTCTCCACCATAATTGATGTCGCAGTTTCCATATTTCTCCTTTATCATATCGCCATATATTACACCTTGAGCACCACGATGAGATCCAGGTCTTTTAGCTATAGGTATGAACGGACAATTTATTATATTTCTCATATTAAAAAATCTTCTATTGATGATGGCTGATGTTGTAAAGCTTCTACGATTGAGGTTACATCAGTATTAGAAATTTGTCTTTTTTCAATTCTTGATGTATTCTTTTTCATATCGCAATATACTCCATATTGACATAAAGCTACTTCAGCGCTATAACATGTCAATTCGCTTTGTGGGAATGTATACACATTCTTACCATCTACGTTTATGTTGTGCCAATATTCGTTAAAGTATATTTTACCGAATAATTTTTCTTGGTTCTCTCTAACCCATACTACTTGGTTACCTGGAGAACACTCTTTATTACTCAATGTTGGAAATAGCATTTTTAATGTAAATTGGCATCCTGGGCCAGGTAACACAAATGCTTCATCATGAGTAAAATTTAATTTAGGATTTGTTGATTGGTCAGTTGCTCCATGATATCCATAGTAAGGACCAATACCTTCTTTTGAAAGTAGTACTTCACAGCATTCTTTTAAAGATCTACAATGAAGGATTTTATCTACAGTTCCATCTACTAACCAATCAGCTAACCAACTAATCATGTTAACAGCATGAGTTGGATGGCCATGAATTTCTCTAGCAAATTTGTTAGATGCACCCATAAGAGAGGTATGTAACTCTGTTCTAGACCAAATAGAATATCCTAATCCTTTTGCTCTATCTAAATTAGATCTAATTTGTTCCAGATATTCTGGATCAATTAAAACTCTTTCAAAATCAGTATATGCTTTTCTAGGATCTAGTTCAGCATTTAAGATTCTATGGCAGTCTCTACCTCCATAAAAGTGAGTGATTACAAAATTAAGCACTCTATTTTCGTCAGACATTTCTTTATTCGTAGAAATATTTTCTGCCATGTATCTTAGACGATCGTCCATAGTTACATTAGGACCAAAATATTCGGTATTCCATTGAATAGCTGGATCATCTCCATTAAAGGAGTCATTCAATCCAGCTCTAAAATCAAAACCTTCTATAACACGCTTCCAAAAATAAGAGATATCATCTGCTACTTTTTGATCAACGTGTTTCCATAAATTAGTACTTGACATGTTCCTCGCTTTCTCTCACTAAGTGAATAATATTAAGATTAGGATGAAGCTTTTTAATTTCAGCTATTTGAATTGGATCATCTTCAAAATGCATTCCAATTTTATAATCATGCAAATTTTCAAGTTCTTGGATTGTTTCAGCTTTATGTTTACCAGAAGCTTCACGGCTATATGCTGGATCTGATCTCTTCAATGGATTATACATTACTCTATTATATATGCCACGAGATTCTAACATTTTTTCTGTTTCTTCTCTTTGTTCGAACGACCGCCCTGTGACAATAATATCCATGTCACAGGGTCTTACGCCATAATGCTCTTCCCCGAAGTATATCACACCATCAATATCAAAAGTGTTAACTAATACTTTAGACATAGTCGTTTTCTCCTGATTGGAAAGTGTGTGGAAGGTCTTTTGCTTTAGGACGATTCTCTTTTAACTGAGGTTCAGTCATTGGAGTAATCACACGTCTTGCTAAAGCATCACATTCGAACTTAGCATCTTGAGTTTTTAGCTGAACTGGTGGTGTCTTTTGTGTCCAAGCTGATGGACCTCTTAGGAAACCTACAATACCCATTTCAGAAGCTACCTTACAGAAACGAATAGCTGAAACAACTACTCCACCAGAGTTTGGTGAATCTTGTACAGAAAGTCTTGCTGACATTTCGTAACGAGCTCCAGCAAATCCATAAGCAACCATATCAAAGTTTGCAATTTTATTATCTGAAGGGATATAATCACCACCTGGTTTTTGTAAAACAGTTAATGATGGTCCAGCATAAAGTGTCATACCTGCAGTACTTTCGTCTCTTACAATGTTTTGACCTTTAAGAACATTTTCTTTAGATACATGTTTATTTTTTAAACGATACTCTTTAGCCATGTTTAAGAAATCAGTATTAGCTGTACGACCAGTTCTAATATGTTCTTGGCCTTGAGTTGATCCAGCAGCCATATTCATTTGAATATGTTGTGTAACCATAAGTCCAGAATCTAGCATAGCACCTTGAAGTACTTCAGACATTCTTGAGGCTCCCCAAGCTGATCTCATATCAGATCCAACAATTGATAAACCTTTATCGATAAATCTTTGTTCAGTATGTACTGCATCTTCAGTTGAAATTAAAGTAGGAATACAATTAACAAAGTGAACTTCAGCTGCTAATGCAACATCAACCCAATACTTTGAAGCTTCTTCTGAACCAACTGGTAGGTAGTTAACTAAAACATCTACATTGTGGTACTTAAGTAACTCTACAGTACGATCAAAAGATTCTGCTGGTTGAGCACCATTAACGAAAGTTACTTCATCTGGATACTCATGCATATGAGGAGCAATGCCATCTAGTTCAGGAGCAGAGTATACACTAGCTCCATCAGCAATACACGAAACGTTTGATTCACCATTCGTATAAATTTGATCTACATGATCCATTGCGCAATTTGGCTTAGCTCGTAAAGCTTCTGCCAGTTTTTTATTGACTTTTCTTTTATCAATATCAAACCCTAGAACAAACTCAATATCATGGACTTTATATCCACCAATATCTTCGTACATAAGACCAATCTTATCTTCTGGGTTTTCGTTGTAGTATTGAATGCCTTCCACTAGGGATTTAGCACATGATCCGACACCTACGATGCCGACTTTTATTTTTGACATATTTTTTCTCCTTTATATCAGTTTATTTAAGTGAGTATTTTGACTGGATTAGAGTAGCTCACTATAATATAGTTATAACGATTGAAATAAGTTCCTTAACAGGAATATTAATCCAACCCCATTTAATAGAATCAAGGCTCTATCTTTCCAAAGAACTGCAACAACAGTCCATAATGAAATACCAATACATGACATAATTAGGTCAACCATTAGGTAACCATCAATACCACGAATAGACATTGCTGTCAAGATAAAACCAGATGCAACCCATTTAATATACCAATCTAATGTATATTTTGGAGTTGCTGATTTATAAATTCTTTTACTGTTCTTTAGTTCTTCTGGACTAAATTTTACTTCTTCTTTATTCATATCTAACTAGCTCAGCTATTACGCCTGCTTCTTTAAAAAATTTCTTAGTCAATTCAAAAGAATCTTTCCACTTATCTGGAGCACTTCCTTTATATGGAACTATTACTCTTTTGATTCCAACTTGAATAATTGCTTTAGCGCATTCATGACATACTGGTAAACCATACACATACATATCAGCACCATCTAGAGATACTCCATTCCAAGAAGCATTATATATTGCATTCATTTCAGCATGAACAATCTTAGTATACTTTGCTTCTCTATCTGTATAATCAGAATCATCCATTCCTCGAGGATACCCATTATACCCTTGAGCTAATATTTGTCCTTTACT